ATAATACACTTACCGCCTGTGCTCAGTGTTGGGCTTAGTGATGTCCAAAATTCTTTGGCAATGCGTGGTGGGACAAAAGCAAACTCGTCCAGGTATACCAGTGTCAATGACATACCACGACCAGTATTTTCTGTTGTTGTGGCACTGACAATGCGACTGCCATTGTCAAAATCAATACTGCCTTTGTTATAACTAACTACACCTGCTTTGATCCATTCAGGCAAGTTTTCATACATAAAACGCACACGTTGCATAATCTCTTGCGAGCCTGTGTATTTGTGTGCGGCAATAAGAATTGTTGAATCTGGTACAAACATAGCGTACCATAACAAATAACCGGCGGCACAAGTTGACTTACCCATTTGTCGTCCCAGCATGTTAATGCTGTACTTGTTGCTTTGATATGTGTTGATTAAGTCTACTTGATAGTCGTATAGTTCAAATCTTACACGACCTTTTGTTGGATGCTGGATCCACATGTACTCTTTAATAAAGTATACAGGATCAGTAGCGGCTTTTACAATTTCCGCTATCTGATTTTCTGTATAATTTTCTCTCTTATAAGGAGACTTTACAAGTACCGGGGTGCCGCTCATTTACCAGACTTAAATTTTTTGTAGTCTTCCATCATGGCTTGTTCGCCTAATGGATTGTCACCTTGTTTTGCAGGTATGCTGTGCGTTTTAGCTGTTGCTGTACCTTTCATACCCCAATCTCGAATATCGCCATAACCTTTAGGATCGCGTTCACGTGTGTTGCTTGGTGTATTTGCATAACCTGACTCGTCAACTTCTTTTTCTTGATCGTCAGCCGGAGTCTTTGTTACTTCCGCTGTTTTATTAACGCCAGCAAGTTTCATAACGTGAATAATTTCGTCAGGACTGTCAGTGGTCATTGACAAGTTGTTGTCACCGTTACGTACATTTAATGTAAACATTGGACGCTCTTCTGGTTCAGCTTGTTGTGCGGGAATCTCCATGTGAGGAACTTCAGCTGGCACACCCATGTTGGTAACTGCTGTTATTGGACTCATTTGATTGGCCATTGGCATGTCACCGCATTCGTTTACTTTATATTTCTTACCGCCAACTTCAAATTCTTCTTCGCCGGCTTGTCTAGCTTTTTCTAATGCACCGCTAAATTCATTGCCTTCTTCAACGTCATCTTCTTCAATCTTTGCTTCTTGAATACCAGCATATCTACGTAACAAACTTAATGCACTTTCTTTAACTTCTTTATCGTCAAGTGCTTTAGACATAGTTTCTTTCTTGTTACCATCATTGTCTACATCTAAAAAGTCTGGCTTTTTGCCTTTGCCTTCTTCTACTTTTTCCTTGTCGTCACACTCGCATGGAGCACAATCGCATTTTGAGCATTTTTCATCAGCGGCTTCGCTAATGTGGTTTAATCTTTTAAGTAAGTCTGCTAAACTGTTCATGATATTATCCTTTACGAGCTACTGGGCTCTTAGTATTTGTTGATTTGCCGTCACCAATTTCTGGACCACTAACAGGAACGTCTGGATCTTTTAGTTTAGGTGCTTTAGTTTCTTTTTTGCGTTCGTCGCTTAATTTTTTTAACTCTTTCAAGAACTTGGTATTATATTTGTCACCATAAAGTTCATCAGGTTTAACATCTGACTTTTCACTTTTGTCGTAATCTGCACCCATTTTAACTTTGTACTCTGTGTCCTTGTCTTTGAATTTTTCTTCTTCTTGTTCAATTTCAATTGGGTCTGCTTGATTACGCACAACAACTTCGCCTTCGCTAACAGCCAATAGCTTGGCTAATTCTTGTTTAAGCATTTCATTGCTAACTGGCAAATTGCTGACAAAATCAATGATATAAATTTCTGCAGAATCAACTTGCGGAAAATCCATTGGACGAGTTTGCAAAATTGTTTTCTTTGGACTGCTTACTTTTTCAGCATCATACTTTTGTAAATGACGTTCAATTTTGTCCATCATTTCGTCTGTGACTGGGCAACAGAATTTGATTCTGATATCATGCTTAGTCTGCATTTGTTCGATATATTCTAATAGTGTAGTCATACTGTCTCCGATGTATTATTTATCATTCTTTTTTAAGTTTTGACTTATAAGATTCAGTATGGCATTGCGATCCGTACTTAACTCGCCTTGATCAGTTTCTTCTTCTTTCTTACCCAAATCTTTTTCTAACTTGGCAGCTTTTAATTGCAATTCAATCATTTTCAGTTTCTTTTCCAACTTGGCTGTTTTAGCAGTAATAGCATTGCCCATCATACTGCTGGCCACTTCAAATATCTTGCCAGCATTTCTATCATCCATGTTAAAACCCAAGTCCATTAATTTTTCATAACTTTCCATGGCAGATGAAGCATACTGATCTAAATCGCTGTCTTCTACATCTAAACCACGTACTTGTGGTAGTGCTGTGTTAATACGTTCAGCTATGCTCAATTGTTCTTTGATCACTATCAATGAAGTTTCCATGGAACTTTGAGGCTCATCGATCAAAGGTAACTGATCTTCAGAATCTGATTCCGTATTTTCAATATTAAAAAAATCTTCTAACTTTTTAGTCATCTTACTCGTGCTTTCTTAGGTTTAGATTTGGGCTGCCAATTATTGTATATATCTTCTTCTGTTAGAATTCTAAACTTTAATCCCATGCGCTGACACCACGCACGGCATGCTTCCCACTTAGCCATATTTAACACTACGGCAGCTTTTTCTTGCTGTGTATTTGCTTCGTTTAGTCTTGCTTGTTTGCGCGGCTTGACTTCAATGATTTCACTTATCTTGTTGCCGTTTTTATCTTGATAAGTTATTAAAAAGTCGGGTATGTAAACTGTTTGTTTACCGGTAAAAGGATTACGATAAGGTATGCGTAAGCTTTCGCTGGCCCATCCTATTACTGCCGGATGATTGTCGCAAAATCGCATAACTGTCAATTCCCAGCCACTGCGATACTTTGGACTATTGCTACCTATATACTTTTCGGGATTTGTAGGAGTAAACACTCCCTGCATGTAGTTATTGGCCATTATACTACCTGTTGCAGGACGTTTGGTGATAGTGTTGTTTGATCAATAAATCCTATTTGACTACTGTTTGTTCTAGCTTTGTTTAGTTGAGCGTAAATTTCGTTATCAAACTTTAAACCATTGACACCAACATATTTTAATAACTGATCGTGATCTATGCCAATGTCTGCACTGATATTGTACAAAACAAATGTCAACTGTTTGGCACGGTCTACATTGCCTAATATTTTTAGTATCTTGCCGTAAAGCAGATCAAATTTAGCGACTTCAATTGGTGCCATTATGCTGTAAAGTCCCTTATATTTGGATTTTTATAATTGTATTGTGGAATTTTATTAAATTGATCTGCCTGGGGTTTGGCAAATTGATCCGCTTGAGTAGACGTTTGTACTTGAGCTTCGTTTTCCGATTTATAAGTTATACTGTCATAGCGTATGCTAATTTGCCATTGAACGCCCTCGCTGGTGCTATAGTCCAATGTATCGTGTTGTACATCAACAATTTTAGGACGCCATAATGTAACCATGCTGGTGTTTTGTAAAGTTGTTCTATTTTCATCTGCACCATAGAATCGTATAATTTCAATTTTATCTATAGGGCTGTCTTTTTTTGTTTCTAGCATTTGCAAACCAAATGTGTCAAACCCTGTTCTGACTCCGGCTTTGGTTTCTGCAAAATTACCGCTAATAATATTCATATACTTTTTAATAAAGTTTTGAAAAGCATTATCTTGTGTATCATGTAGTGTGATACTTACAGGCTCAAAATTTACTCGTGTACCGATGGGCTGACGAATATTCCAAGCATTGACTATTTCTGTTTCTATACTAAATTTAGGAAGTTCTACTGATTTAACTTTTTGTAATAAAAGTCGTGATTCGAAACCCAACTCTTGTTGATAAGAGCCAGTGTAAAAAATCACTTGGAAATGATATTTTAGGCGAGGAACAGTAGAAACCTGTCCCCCTTTGCCTAATGCGAACCACTTCATAGCGTCAGTAAGTGCCGCCATGATTTAACCTTTAGAAGTTACTTGGTGCGCCAACTGCATTACCAAAGCCTGCTGTTGTCATTGAATTACCAATAGTCAATGCGCCGCGATCAGTTGCTGATGCATCACCTGAGTGAATATCTGCATTATCGAAACGAATCTGTAATGTAATCTGCATAACATCGCTGGTAGCATAATTATTTTCATTGTAGTTAGCATTTTGAATAAAGCAACCTGCTAGTGTCCATGACTCAGTAACTAAAGGAGTGTCTGTACCATCTAACTGCTGAATTATCATACCAAATTTATAATTCACACCAGCTGGTGCGGCACTTTGTGTGCCATGACTTAATTGTTTTTGTAACTGTTCTGCAATAATTTTACTAACGGTATTATTCATATCGTCACGTAGGGTAATTGTTGTTGGTTCCCAAGTATGCTTGGCTGCCAAATATGCTCTGCTGTTATATGAATCAAGTGTTACTTCATCATGTGTTACGCTTGGTCTTGTAACGCTTACAACGTTTTGAGTAAACTCACGTGTTGTACTATTTTGACCAAAGCCTACCATAAACACTCTGAAGCGATATTGTAACTTAGGCATCATGATTACAGGATTGCCGTCTGAAACTGGAACTCCGAATTTTGATAGATCTGCCATTTTTATTGTCTCCTTAGGCTATATTATTTAGCTGATAACTCGCCTGTGTTGACAACTCGAATTGGAATATAGATAAACTCAGCGGCTTTCACTGGTTCAATAGCAATATCAATCCATAATTCATTTCTGTCAATTCTAGCAGGGGTATTGTTTGATTCGTCACAAACAACAATAAAGTCATACAATGCTCTCTTAGACATCAAGTCATTTAAGAAACCAACGAAAACTTGTTTAGCATTTGAACGTGTGATTGGATCATTAGGTTCAAATATAAATGGGCGGGCTAATGGATCAAAACGTTCACGCAAGTAAGCAATTAAACGTGCAACGTTTACACGATCCAATGCACTGGCAAAACTTTGTAGTGTACGCTGTCCAAATACAAATACGCCTTGTCCTGGGAAACGTGCAATTGGGTTAATACCAACTCTACTACCGTCACCATATAGTGTGTCACGTTGACCATTTGTTAATGATAATGGAATAAATTCGCCTTCACCGTTAACATAACCTACGTTTGTAGCATTAGTTACAACACCACGTGTTAGACCAGCTGGAGCAAACCAAGGGTAAGCAACTTGATCGTTATAGGCCATTGTACGTAATACAATGTGGCTTGGCGGAACAACAACGTCATTGCCACTCAAGTCGCTAGTAATAGCACTTGGATAGTATGCGGCTGCTGTGTGGCCTGCACCTGTTGGGATAATACCATCTTCACCGTTGACTATTGCATTATTGCCTGTCATCCAATCAATTAACTTGTTTGCTGGACTTGGACTTAAACGGAACGGAGTATCAACAATAATAAAAGCTGTTTCTTTACGATCGGTATTTAATTGTACCATTTCGTCATACAATTCTGTATAGCCCGGAGCCGCGATTAGTGTAAAGTAAGTCATTTCTTCGCGAATCTCAGTACTGCTATTAACAACTTCTTGCATTGCACGAACAACGGCACGACGTTGAGCTTTACGTAAAGTATATGGGCGACCGTCTTCCATGTTACCGCTGTATGTGTTCCATACATCCATTGCGGCATCATATCGTTTGACATTGCCTGTACTTACAATACTGTTCCATAACAACATGCCATTTGGATGTAATTCTGGATCTGGAGCTTGTTCGTCTACTGGAGTTGCACCGCCTTGGTTACTAGCGTCAGCGGCTTTGCTAGTTAAGTCAGCAAATACAACACCGTTAGGAGTTGTTTGATCTGTTGTGTCGCGAGCAATCCACTGGCTACCATCATAGACATGAATCATTGGATAATTTTCAACATCACTGCTGTCAACCCAAATATCATTTGTACTTGGACTTTCTGGAGCCGATGCATCAATAGTAACTGTACCGTCAACTGGTGTCCACAAGCCGTTTGCTTTTACATACAGGTCAGCTACTAGGTCTGTGTTATACCACATTGTACCGTCAGCTGGCATGCCTGTTAGTGCTAGTGCGCTTGCGGCTTCATTTAATGAAGTCCAGTTTGAACCGTTATATACTTTTAATTCAACGTTGGCAATGTTACCGCTGACTTTTGCATAAATTTTACCAACCATCAATGTTTTACCAAAACCTTCTGTGGCTTCTGTATCAGTTTGATAAGATACAATAGTTTGTGCTACCCAAGGACTTGCTGTGGGAACATTGGCTGCTGTATATTTCTTAACTGCTATATTTAAACCATGATTTGGAGTAGTTGTTTTCAACCATACATCGCCTGGATTAACAATCACAGGAACTTGATAATGCGGAGCAACGTTTACTGTAGCAGTAATAGTTGCCGCAGTAAATCCTGCATTAGAAACTATAACCCATGCACCACTTACTTTTTTGTAAACTTGATAGTTTGATACTGCGTTTGTTGCTACTACAGCATAATCACCGTTTGAACCAAAAGATGTTGCTGGAGCAAGACCTAAACTACCTGCTGTATTGGCTACGTCAGTAATTATTTTAGGAGTTTTAGCGACCCATTTGCCGCTGACTGCTTCAAAAATACCCCATGATGTTGACGATAGATCTAACCAGTATGTGCCGTTGGCTGGTGCGCCGGCTGGTTCCGTTGCTGAGTGTTCTAATTGACCTAAATCGATATTTGCTCTCAATACATACGCACGATTAGCTAGGCCCAAATAACTGTAGGCTGCCATTAGTCCATATTCATTTGTTTCTGCACCGTGTACTGGCGTACCGTCTACTACTTTGAATTCTGGACGGCCGAAGATTTCAATAAGTTCTCGCTGACTTGTTAACAATGTTGCATAACCGGCATTCGCTGGTATTGTACCGCTGGCATAACCGCTACCGCTAATGTTTACTTTATTTGTATGAGTGGCCATGATGATCAAAGGCACTGTGCCTTGACCTGATGCGCCATACTGGCTTTGGTCGCTTACGCTGACTGCTACGCCTGGGGATACTAATGTAGCCATGTTGTTCTCCTTTAAAGGTTATATGTATTTACCTTTAACTTGAGAAAACAGGCTATTTAGCGAAAATCATAAAAGTGCTGGTTCTGGTTGCACCAGTTGCTCTACTTGTTTAAACAAGGTATCTATAGTAGAATTGTTATCTAACACACGATCAAAGTCTGTTCCGACCCATGCTGTTTCGCTGGCATGTATGTTAAAGCTGTCTAAATATCTTTGCTGGGTTTGATCTCCGTTATTAGCGGCTACAGCATAATTGTACCACTCCTGTTCGTCTCCGCGAACAACACGAACTACTATGCCGCCTGCTGATTTAATACTTTTAATTTCGTTAGGGAAACGGCAATCGCTGATAACAACATCGTCCCGACTGTTGCGTAATTTGTTTTCTAAACTGGTAATCCATATATCGTCGTGAAAGCCTTTGCGACATACTTCTGTTCCCCAATATTGTAATACCCAGCGAGGAGTGATTTCCATACCAAGTTTGTTGCTCCACCAATCGTCTCTACGTTCACGCCACTCACGTGCTTCTTTGGTGCGACCTTCCAACATAACACGATCCCACCCAAATACACCAGCTACTGAAT